GGGATCCGCGAGCGCGAAGCGCGAGTGGACCCCCCCGCCCGCAGACGTGCGCGCGGAGCAAAACGCGTCCAACCGAACTGAGGATGCGCCAGCCATGCCATGCAGACGAACAACATAGTGACTTAGGGTGGCGTTGAGCCTGCCGCACACGTTTAGCGATCCTGCCGCAGTTTCCAACCTGCCAGCACACGCACACCAACTTAAAAGACTAATACATTATAGTGATGAGTCGGCGCGAAGTGTTAGGGTTGAAGGATGGCGCGTAGCGCCATCCTTCAACCCTAACACTTGCGCCCGCACGTGGTCCTGCCGCGGCCATGTGCGCACTGGGGCGCGAAGCGCCCCCTGCCGAGCCGAAGGCGAGTCGCGTGTCTCAGTGGGAGCACCGGCTCAGTGGCGGGTCAGTGTTCCCTGACTGACTGGCGACGGACTGTCTTCCTCTAGTCGCCTGGTGACCCCGGCTCAGTGGGAGGACCTCCCACTGACCCAGGGAATATTCCGCGGGGGTATAGAATATGCCGCGGCATCTACGAACGGATTCCGCGTTTGTGCGCGGGTACCTTAGGATATAAACGCTGGGACAGAGGGTCCGGGGCCAGTATTACCCCGGACCCTCTGTCCCAGTCCCAGTGCTCGACTTAGAAAAAATGGCTCAGTCCCGTCGCTGGTGCTTCACCCTCAACAACTACACTGACCAGGAGTATCTTGCTATCACAGAATGGGCCGTGCGCTACATGGTGATTGGTATGGAGACTGGCGAGAATGGCACCCCGCACATTCAGGGGTTTGTGATTTTCAACAGCAACAAGCGCCTCACAGCTGTGAAGCAGCTGCAGTCGCGCGCTCACTGGGAGATTGCGCGCGGCAGCACGGAGCAGGCCAGCGAGTACTGCCAGAAGGACGGCTGCTTTGAGGAGTATGGCGAGAAGCCCCAGGCTGCTGGCGATGCTGGCGGTGACGCCGAGAAGCAGAGGTGGGCAGACGCGAAGCAGGCTGCCATTGCTGGTGACCTGGATGACATCCCCGATGACATTTACATTCGTTACTACCGCACTTTGAAGGACATCAAGCGCGACCACATGCCTGACGTTCCCGACGCTGATGAGACTACGGGAGTGTGGCTTTGGGGTGCGCCCGGAGTTGGCAAGAGCCGCATGGCTCGCGCAGATTTCCCAGGCGCATATTTGAAGATGCAGAACAAGTGGTGGGACGGCTACACCGGCCAGGACTTTGTCATCCTGGACGACTTTGACTGCAAGGAGCTCGGCCACCACCTGAAGATTTGGGCCGACCGCTACTCCTTCATTGCTGAGACCAAGGGCGGCGCAATCAAGATCCGCCCCAAGAAGATCATCGTGACGTCGAACTACCATCCAAGCGATGACAAGTTCAAGTGGGATGATGAGATGGTTGGCGCCATTCTGCGGCGGTTCAAGGTCAAGAAGATTCGCCCCCCTCTGGGCGCCCCCCCTTCCCCGGAGCGTGCTGCGCTTGATGACGCAGCTTCCCCACCTCCTCCCCCACCTTCTCCGCATGCAATTGATGGGCCAAATGAGGCGTTTTGGTGATAGTATATAAGCATGCATGTACACATGCATATGCATTATTTTACCATGGCGTACAAACGCAAACGTTCTATGCGTGTAAGACGCCGCAGTGGGCGGCGTCTGCGTCAGAATGCAGTTGCTCCATATCGTAATGGCGTGCGTAATGCTGCTATTGGTGTTGCAGCTAATCTCTCTGGTCGTGTTGTCCGTCATTATGCAAAAGCTGGTGTACGTGGAGTGTTGAATAGGGTGCAGGCCATGCGCAATAGGCGTGTGGCGTCAAGGAACAAGGCCCTTCAGGCCAAACGGTCATCTCGTGTAAGGTCTATGCGTTCTGGGTCTGCTGAGAAACGATCTGTGTCTACAACATGGGGGCGAAAGCCCCGTGGCATGGTTGGCCGCTTTATGCGGTCTCAGCTGACACGGCTCCGTTTGACATATATGGGACTTAACCGCCTTGACCAATTTGCTGATAATTCAACCACATGTCCTGGGTATTATCTTATGAGGAATACCTTGGGTGATCCAGCCACTACCTTTGGTGTTCCACCTGTGTATGTGTTGTCTTTGAACAATACTGTTCAGAACAATGTGTATTCTGCTCCCTTTAGGGCTGTAGAGGTGGATGCATCAGGGTATGTTGCATTTGCACCTGTTAATGGTTTGAATACTGGTGGAGGTACCACCACTCTGTGGCAGAGTGAGGCTTTCAATACTGGGGGTGACCCTGGTGGGGAGACTCAGTTCATTGCCAATGAGTGGATGTCTGTGCGTTTCATACTGTATGGTGCAAGGCAGCAGCAGACCCAGTTCAAGATTCATCTTGTGCAGTGCACAGATGAGGATTGTGCTCCTGAGGATGAACCCACTCTGCGTACGTCTGTTGGGACGCATGCAGAGCGCAGGCGTGATGCAGTGTATGGCTGGTGGCAAAATATGATTAGGCCACTGGTTACCACTGAGATTGCTGCTAAGTTCTATCCCAACAGGCCACGCACTGGCAACAGTGCTCCCATGCGCATCATGAAGACATGGACTTATGATATAGCTCCCTCTCTGAATATTGAAAGGGATGCCACAGCCAATGCCGTTGTGGCAAAGCTGTTTATCAGGGATGGTCGTGTGTTGAATTATAATTGGCAGAGTTCTATTGATGCCTATGATGCCACACGTACTGGCATTACTGGAGGCATTGATGATCTTATTGTGTTGCCTGGTCGTCAGTTTGACATTACCAGGACAACTGAGCCTCCTTTGGATCAGCCTAATCCAAAGGCAAGGCGTTATCTTATTATTACTGCAACTAATCCAACTACTGTGCTGACTGGTGATACCCAGGACAACACTCCTAGTTTTGATATGGTTGTTCGTAAGGCTGAGATACGTGGTCAGAATACTGCGTCTTAACATTGGCGAATGCCCGTCCGAAATGACGTTAAACTACCAAAGCACATGTGATGGCTTAACCCTCGGGTGCCAGGTTCGATCCCTGGGTGCTTTAACTTTTTGGTCCTGCCGCAGCTTACGGTCCCCCGGGTGTAACCTGGTTTTGCGGAGCGCGCCGTCTGCGGGCGGGGGGGGGATCCGCGAGCGCGAAGCGCGAGTGGACCCCCCCGCCCGCAGACGTGCGCGCGGAGCAAAACGCGTCCAACCGAACTGAGGATGCGCCAGCCATGCCATGCAGACGAACAACATAGTGA